GTTTGTAGAACCTAAGAACTCTGCCTCAAATTCTTGTCTCCATTGGTCTTCACTTGTATTAGAAATTGTTTTCTCTTTCCATTCAAGGTCTCTACCAGGAACATCGTCCCAGTTTACAGCAAAATTCTTATATTCATTTCTTCCTTCTACTGAATTAGTCCATATCTTATAAAATAAATCGAATCCACAAGGAGTTGATGTGATAACAACTTTTGTATTAGTACCAGAAATAATAGTAGGATATACTGATGTAAAGAAATCATCTTGTATATTTCTTGGTACGAAAGCAAATTCATCAAGATACAAAAAGTTAATTGAATAACCACGAATAGCAGAAGAACCTGTTGATGATGATATTATCTGACTTCCATTCTCTAATTCTAAAGAAGTTTTATTCCAAGATAATATGCCCTGTTGTAACCACTTAGGAAGATTTTCGTATGCTCTCTGTACACGAGCAAGAATTTCTCTTGCTGTCGATAGTTTGTTAGCAAGAATAGCTATTGTATAATCTGTATTAAACAATGCATACCATAAGATAGTAGCGGCCGCTGTCGTTGTCTTACCAGCTTGTCTGCAAGTTTTGATTACTGTAAAACGATTATCTGCAATCATTTTAACTAAATCATTCTGATAATCATACATTGTGAAAGGAATAAGACCTTCATCTAGACTAACAATCTTTACATAATTGTTGATGAAGTAGTTTATATCTTTAGAACATTTGATATATTCTTTTAGCTGTTCTTCGCTCCATTCTAAAGTTTGATATGCCTTCTTTAGATTTGGATTAGCGGCATATATGTCTGTCATAATTTAAGTAGAATTATCTTTCAATAAATTCTGTAAATCCTTAGTACTTCCTAAAAATAATGCGTTTGTTACATTCTTTGGTTGAACTTCACCACTTTCTTTTTTTATTGCTTTTGCTTTTCTTTGTAATTCTAATAAATCTTTGTTTGCATCTACGATTGTCTTCATTAAAGCTGACAATACTTCAAATGCTCTAGGAGATTCTGAAGTAGATGCAATAGAAGAAAGTTCCTCTATTGTAGCTGTACCATTATCTATAATACTTTTTAGATTATCTCTAGCATATTCAAAATCTTCATCAGTAATATTATCTGAATTTATTATTTCTCTAGCTGGTAATACTTCACCATTAGATAAAACTTCTTTCATTGATTTAGTATCTGGAGACAATTCTAAAATATCTTCCATAGTTTTTTCTAAATTTGTTTTAGCATCTTTCATTTTATAATTGCTCCAATTCATCTTCAAAACCTAATAATAAGAATGGGTCATCTTCTATATCAGTTGTAAATCCATAATCGCTGTTTGCACTAATTGTACCTAATGCAACAGATAAATCAGCATTAGATGATGGTGAGAATAATGGTGCACCATTTGCAAATGTACTTGGTGTAACTGTAATTCTTTCACCCGTAGGTGTATCAGCGGCAATGTTAAGTTTAACTCTAGCAATAGAACGTTTAATAACACCAGTAGTAGATACTGGTCCAAATAATAATCCTTTAACAACAAAATTCAGATTATATATTAATGCTCGTCTTGTATCAAAATCTCCTTCATACGAATCTTCAACTGCAATATCTTGTAATACAACAGGAGTATCAACAACTATATCCATTTCTGGAATTAATCTTACATTAGTAGTAAATTCAGGTCTAAAATATGGTAATATCTGTTCTACTATTTGACAACCATCATCAGCATTTCTTACAAATATAGAAAGAGCAAATGTTATGTCATAAGGAACAGGAACATATTGCGATTTTAATCTAGCTTTATCACTATTTAATATGTTTATATTTTTTATAGTAGAAGAAAGTTTTCTATTACCAGCATATTGATATGATGATATTTCAAAACCAATACGTGGTAAAGTTATTGCTGTTTTTGAATCTAGATTAGGGTCTTGTTTAAGTCTTGCAAGAAATTTCTCTTTAGGACCATATGCAATAGGTACAGCAATAGACTGTATTCTAACTCCTGAAGTATTAAGTCTTTGAATAACAATATCGTTAAATAAGTTACCAAAAGCCATTACATACTTTCTAAGAACACCGTGATAATATTGGGCACCGAACATAATTAGTACCTATCCATTTCTGAGAAAGGATTTCCTTCACTAAAGTCAATTATTGCATCTGAACTGAATATCGAATCTGTTGATTGTAGATACTCATTATTAGCAGTTGGTTGAGTACCCTCAATTCTATATTCTTGCATGATAGAGCCGCCATCTTCTGTTTTAAGAACGCCTTCTCCGTATGTACCATCATCATCAAGTGCATACTCAAAAGCTAGGATATCGGTGGTTAACGCAGTCTCAATAGCATCTATGGCTGTATTTCCAGTTTCTATCTTTTCGCTACTATATGTGAATAGTTCACAACGCAAATCATAAGTTTGTAATCTTCCAGATTGATAGAATACAGACTCGTGTTCTACAAACTTAATCTCGTATAGTTTTTGAACAAGTGGGAAGAAAAGTAAATCTCCCTCTTTAGGTCTATTAGATGTTATTGTATATCCTTCACCAGCACCATCTAATTGTATTGAATCACCAGCTTGTGAATCTGTTAAGTATTGTCTAGAGGGAGCAGTTGTATCTGCATCTTCTGTTAAATAATTATAACCATTTTCAGTAGTAAGTTTCTCTGTTAATGATTGGTCAAATCTTTTACGTGCAACTGTGAATGTTATAGTATCTCTTACTTCAAGATTAAATTTTGATAAGAACTCACCTTCTCCCTCAAAGCCCTCTACGTTCTTTATATACATCTCTAATTCAGTAGCATCATCAAATTTTGATAAAGTATCTTCACCAAATAAAGAATCATCACGAACTAGTGTACGTGGGATATAACGCATATCATGTCCATATTGTTTAATTGATTCTATTGTTAAGTCTTCAATTAAATCCTGTTCACGTGCATACGTTAAATTTTTGAAATATGAATTAATTGCCACATTATTATCCCGTCAAGTCTGTAACTGGTAGACTATATGCTGTAATCATTTCTTCTTCTAATTTATTTATTTCTTCATTAGCATCATCATAAATTTTTACTCCATTAAATGTTACACCACCAGGAAGTTGCATACCCTCGAATTTAGTAAGATTAGAACCCCATTGTTTTTTTATTAATGCAGTAGCATATCTAGCTAACCAGCGGTCTCCCCAAACATCAGTATATGTATCTGGGTCAACAATTTGATGGCCATCTACAATGATATATTCATCAGCATTCACATCTTCAGACCAATCCATATCAATGTGTAATTGATTTCTATGACGATTATATCTTATTGGTTTTTTACCAACGAAAAGTTCTTCTAAAGTTTCTACGTGTCTCATTGCTGTAACATAAGGAATATATGATGCGGCAGATAAATCAAATAAATCATTTAAATGTATTTGATATCTGATATTGAATAAATTTGATGATTGTACAGCTTGTCCTAAATCTAAAACTCTACTTACACCTATAACAGCATCACCTAATGTAAGATATCCATTAGTAATATCACTAGATGTAATTTGATGTTTAATAAGTACTCTTTCAGTTCCATCAAAATGATAATCTTGATAATACTTTAAAGCCTCGTCTATACGGTCCTCACATTGTTCTTCATCTATATTGATGTCAATGACAGGTTTTCCTAGTTTTTTTAAACAATATTCTTTGAATTCACTTCTTGTTGATGGAACGGCCATAGTAGTCTCCAGTATAATATACTCTTATTTATAATTTCAAAACTACTTGTTACCTATGAACTTTGTAATGCAATAGCGATTTCCAGTACCTTGAACTAAATTTACGGAATGAATAAAAATAGAGGGAAATATGACAACTCTATTCTCTTTAAATGGTATACAAATGTCAAAATCGTTTAAAAATAAGTCTCCGCCATTTATACAACCTTCTTTAAACCAGAATAAAGCAGTTATGGTACTACTATCAGAATGTGGTTTATAAAATCCATCAGGTCTATATTGACTTAATAATGTATTATCACAATCACTACATCTCAAATAGCGATTCATTATATCCATACTCTCATATTTTTCTGTAATATCTTCATTAAAGATTTCAGCAGTATGTTTTAATATAGAAGAAAATTTTCTATCTGCATAAATTGAATCAACCCATAATCCCATATTATGCTTTTTGGGTATATTATTATTATCTGATGCAGTACCCGTATAATTAGGTTCTAATAATTTGTTATCACATTCTAAATATGCAATCTCTTTTTTAATATTTGATACTTGTTTCTTATTAAAAAAATCATCAATTACTAAAACGTGTTTATTTTCAATATCTATAAATCTCATATTAAATCAGCTTTATCAAAATACTCCACTATTTCATCTACTTTATCAAAAGTTCTCATCTTATCTTCACTTACCCACAATCTAAAATATTCTTCTAAATCTATAATAATATCTAAACGTGTCATTGAATCCACGCCTAACTTTTCTAAAGAATTTAATTTTCTAATCTTCTCATTATCTACATCAATTCCAGCATGACATAAACTATTTGTTATTACTTCATAAACTTTATCTTCAACACCAATCATTGAC